AAACCAATAGTAGTAAATGAACCATCGCCAACTACAAGCATTGGGTAAATGTCTGCACCTGATGCACCACCGCCTTCAGAAGTAAGCATTTCAGGAACTACAACAATGCGGAACTGGTCTACTGAACCAATTTCACCATTCATAATTGTAGATGCATCAGCATACTTTTCTACACTGATAAATCCTGAACCTACGCCTGAACCACTAATGTCCGTCATTTTACGAACTAGAGGAATCAAGTCTGGACCAATGTACATTACACGTCCACCCATTACAGTTTTAGTATCAGTCATACGAGAACCTGTAATCATCTTAGTTTGTCTTGGAGTCTTGTTGTTATCCAAAGCAATAGAAAGAGTCATTAGGTCATCGTAATCAACAGCTGCAGCTACTGTAGCTTTAGTTGTTACTGTACCTGGATATTGAACAGTACCACTAGCTGTAGCAGTATTAATCAAATCCTTCTGTAATTGTGCTTCAGTCATTTCTGTAGCACCTACTAACATTTCTTCAGTGATGTGAGACATCAACTCTGAGTCTGAATCAAAGTCTAAAGACTCTTGAGTGTACTCAGTGAAGAAACCTTGCTTGATAAGTGAACCAGTAATTTGTGTACGTGTAAAACCTACACGGTTAACTCTTCCACCGTTCTCAGTTAAAGCTGGCAAACGATCAGCAATAACACCTACGTCTTTTGAACTACCGTAAATATTACCACCAATTGCAACAGCAACAACTCCAGCACCAGATGTAGCGTTAGCTGCAGTAGCAAAAAAGTTAGTATGAGTTGCAGTAGCAGCTGTATGACCAGTACCAGTTGTTATTTCAGTACCAGCAGCATCATAGCCTTTGAATTTACCTGAAGTAATAATTAGTCCTGCTGCGTCTAAACCTTGGTCGTTGACGTTAAGACTATCTAGTAGTGGTTGATATACATCTTGCTTGATTGTTTTACCATGATGTTTAGGCATAGCCCTTACATCTGCCAAAGGCATAAAGTACTGAATGTCACGTACTTTAATGAGCGCTTTTTTAAAATAAAAGTCAGTGCGCGCTTGAGCACCGATATTACTGGCACCATTAGCACCAGTTCCGTATTCTAAAGCCATTTTAAGCTCCTATAAACATTGAAAAGAGAAGTATTACACATCAGCTAACTTCATAAACTCTTCATCAGTCATACCTAGATAATTAGATGTAGCGTTATTAGCTTTACTTGTAGTCTTCCTTGTTCCTGCTGCAGCTTTACGCTTTTGTTGTACAACAGCAGGGTCCTGTGCTTTAGTCTTCGGTACAGATGGCTTTGAAGGTGGTTGAGTTACTCCTTCTTGTACTATGCCGCCTTGTGCTTGCAAGTTTTCAGCTACTTGTCTATACGCAACTACGTCAGGTACATTTAACCTACCTAACGCTCGTTCTGTATCTACTATTCCCTGAACTTTATCAAATACGCCATTAAAAACATGGTCATTGATAATTGAAATAATTTCAGGATTATCAGAAATTATATTTTTGCTTTCGTTATCCCACTCTTTAGCTAAAACATTAATAGTTTTATCAAAAGATGGGCTATCTTTAATTTCATCAATTGCCTGATTTATTCTAAACTCTTTGTCACTTACACCATAGTTATTAGGTTTATAACTAACTTCTTCATCAGTATCTATATCTAACGGATCAATGCCACTTTCTTTTATAAGTTGAGCAATTGCTTTTGGATCTTTTTTAGCTATATCAATTAAGTTGTTAAGTTTATCTTGATTTAACAAACCTTCTTTTTCTAGCATATTTACCATTTTTAAATTAGGACTTAAAGTCTTCATTTTGCTATGGTAATCAGCTCCTTTTTGCATTAAAGATATTGCATCGTCAATGTTGTCAACTTGCATCATCCGCTTGCTAGCTTTAAAAGGTGCCATTATCCGTTTATATGCTTCTTCATAATCGATTTCAGCTTTAGAAGTATCCTTCTTAGGTTCAGCTGTTTCGGTATTTTCAGTCGCATCTGTATCTTCAGACTCTGGTTCTTTAGCATCTTCTAATGTTTCGGCTTCTAGTTGAGTATCCTCTTCTAGGTCAGCTACTTCATCTTCTAATATCTCTTCGTCAGATTCTTCCGTATTACTTTCAGACTCATCCGTTTCCTCATAAGGGTCGACCTCATCGGGAGTTACTTCTTCGTCTTCACTTGTTACTTCTTCAGAAGTTTGCTCTTCTTCAGGAGTATCAATTTGGTCAGTCGTTTCTTGAACTTCATCTGCAGCATCATGTGCAGCCATTAATTCAGCTTCAAGTTGACTTAAATCTTGTTTTAGGAATTCTTCGTCATCCATTCCCAAAGGACTCTGTACTTCTGCCATTAGCTTAAGTCCTCCTGTAGAATTTCAGTTCTAGCATTTTCATCATCTTTGTAAGCTTGTTCAGCTTGTAAACCTCTTGTAAGTACGCTATCAAAGAAATTACTTAATGCTCCAATACCGTAAATCATATTGTCAATTAATTTTTGTTGTTCATCATTTAAATTAGAAGCTTTAGCCATAACTAATCGTGCTGCTTCTTCTTTAAAATAATATTCAAGTACAACTTTTTTAAACTCTCTGTTTTTAAAAAGTTTTAAAGTACTGTCTTTAATATCAATGAATTGTTTTGCATCATTCATATTATCATCTAACTCTTGTAACTGTTCTTCTATGCTCATCGTGTGTCCTCTTATTGAGATAAAAACAAAGTCTCCTTTTTCGCGATTATATCACTATTTATTAAAGATTATTGTTATTTAGCATTGGATCATTTATTATTGCGTCTGCAAATTTGTTATCCATTGCGTTCTGTTGGTCTACTCCTTTCATGTTTTCTTCATGCTGCCTGCCAACTCCAGACTCTTGCTCTACAAAATTTAAATCTTCCATATCAGACTTACTATTTAAATTTCTAGACTTAGATATTTCAGTTTGAGTTTTAGCTTTCTTAAACTCTACATCTACTGCATTTTCAGCTGCTTTAGCAGATTCATTTGCTATTTGAGCTTGTAGTAGTTGCATTTCTAATTGTGCTTTTTGTTCAGCCATTGGATTAGGTTGTGGCTGATATTCTTTAATTTGTTTAGCTAAATCAGGCATCTTACGTAATCGTGCAATATCTGCTAGTATTATTTGTGACATAGCTGGGTCCATGTTATTACCCATAGTTTGTAACATAAACGATAGTTCTTGAGCTTTTTCGTTATCAGCTTCAGCTGTAGATATATTTAATTTAATATCATACATACCACCTAAATCTTCACGATTAATAGCAACAAACTCTTCGTTAGTAACTCTTACAATTTCTTCATCAGATAAAAATTCAGAGTTCATAGATATAATCTTACGACCTATTTGATTAATACCATCAGCTAATCTTCTAAGTATTCCTAACTCACGTTTAGATGCAGCATCCATTGCACTTCTAACACCTGTAGCTGTATTACCTAAAGCTTGTCCACTAATGCCGCTACTAAACGCTTTAACACCAGTTAATGATTCAGCTTCATTGTTTTGAAGATTAAGCATGTTTAATGCACTATTAGGTATTTCAGGATACGTATCCATGTGAAACGCTTGTCTAGGGTCTACATTAGAATTAAACTTATAATCTGCACCTTGTTCAAACTTACGAGCATTAGTAACATCTAATGCATCTTTACGAATACCCATTTGACCATTAGCAGACCTACCAATAATATCAATCATACCTCGTGTTACAGCACCAATAATCTTTTGGTTATCTTCTAACAATGCACCATCAGGCTCACCATATATGTGTTTACGCACTGGTAAATATTGAACAGCTACAAAAGGTAACTTTTTATCAGGAAATGGGTTTCTATCCATTCTAATTAACACGTCACCTGCCCAGGTAGCTATAAAAGGTTCTACTTCTCCAGTATCGTCAATGTCCCAATAGCCCCAATATTCATACACTATTATTTTTTTACGAGGGTCATCTTTAAATTTAAAATTAGTATCATCATCATAATGATGGTCTGGTTCTGACAATGGTGAAGCATTTTCTATGTTTATGTGTTTTAAATTTGAATATCTACCATCTCTTTTAAGTTCAGCCATAGATGTTTCAAAACTATATATAACAAAGTTAGCTTTATCTAATTCACCTAAACAAGTAGGATCAATAATAATATTGTTGTAATCACATACTTCTAACTCAGGTTGATTTTTTATAACTTTAGTTTGTTCTTCTGTACGTGTACCTGTTTGTATAGGCATCATTGGTACACCTGTTTCCATAGTCATTGTATGTGCTTCTTGTATTTCTGGTGGAGTATCTGCTTGAAAACGTTCAGAATCAGCTTCCATCATTTGATGTAATTGTTCATGCATTTGTGCAGATTCAGGAGATTCTTGAAATTCAAATACAGGTACTTCAACTTCAATCATTTCATCTTCATATTCCCAACCAACTTTAACAATAACAGTACCTTCATCTACAGCAGTACGAATGTATTCATCAATAAATGCAGTTTTGTCTAATTTACAATTAACCTGATAATTTAATAACAATTGATTTTGTATAGCAGATTCTTTGTCTTCAAACGTCATTGGAGCTGTATTAAACAAATCATCTGTAGATAAGAAAGGTTCACTTAATGCAGCATAACGCCATTCAGCTTGTTTACGAATGAGTTTAGGTACAATTTTTGATCGTCCTTTTTTGTTATTAATGTTTTGTTCACCATTTAATGCATCTAACCAACCATCTACATCCATTACATGTGATGTATGAGCAGACTGTGCTTCTTCGTAATCAGCTTTAAGCTCTAACAAATCAGGAGGATTTTTCCAATCTGTCAACTCTTTAGGTTTGCTTAAATCTAAATCTAAATTATGTTGCTTTTCTGCCATTATGCTTCTTCCTTAAATTGTCCATTATTATATGGTTTAACTTTATAAATAGTATGGTTTTCAAATTCTATAGGCGTTTCATTAATATATTTAAAATAACCTTTATCATTATCTGCAAAACTTACATAGAGGTCATCATCTATAATAATTTCATTAAAAAAATATTTTAATAATTTTGCAAAATTTTTTTTATCTTTAAATTCATCTCCAATTGCTATTGTTAATGCTAAATAACCATTAATACGTTTATCATGTCGATAGTATAAATAAGCATTACCATTTTGTAAAACTGTACATCTGTGAAACTTAATATTCATTAATTATTTGAACTAAAAAACTTTTTAATTGCATTAATATTTAATTCTTTTTTAACAGGTCTTTTTACATAATTAGGTAAAGTTCCACTATTACCCCAAGTTTGTTGTGCTTTTTCATACCCTGCATCAGTTTTCCAAAATTGTGAATTTTCATCTGCACTCCAATATCCTGCTTCAGGGTCTTCAGTTCCTGCTGAAACAAATTTAAACCCTGGCATTTTTCCATATTGAGGAGTTAATTTTTTTAAACTTCTATTATCATTAATTTTTTCATCAGGAGACATATGAGGTTTATATTTAAAAAGTCCTTTATTACTATCAATTGAATATTGTTCTGCTAAATCTTCACCTCTTTTAGTAGCCATGCCAGAACCATTTGCTGTTTTGTTTCCAGCATACTTCATATTACCAACTCCTTCTTTAAATCTGCTTTCAGCTAACTCCATTCCTTGTAAAGCGTTAATTCCTGATCCTTTAGAAGCAGTTCCAAATTGAGCATATTTAGTATTTTTTCCATCAAATAAATTTTCTCCTTTTTCATATCCTTTTAAAGCAGGTATACCTGAACCTACAGCTGGGCTACTAGAAGGAGAAGGTCTCATTTTTTCTTCTGGATAACCTGTTCCATCACGAGTAGATTGAGCATTAGGATTTAAAGATAATTTAAATTTTCGATCTAATCTATCACGATCAAAAATATTTGCCCAATAACCTTTACCTTCAGGATGTCTTGAATTCATATTAGCTTCTTTAGTCATTGCAGCTAATTCTTTAAGTCTAATATTATCTGCAGCAACTTTTTTCATAGAAGCTTGATCTGTATTAAGAATTTGATCGTCTAATGCGTCATCTAATCTAAACAATCCTTCAGGATTTTCATCTCTAGTTGGAAAAGTATTAGCAAAACTATTCATGTTTTGATTAATAAATGCATCTCTAACAGCATCAACATTATCAACATTAGAAGTATCTGTCATAACAGATTCATATTTTTCTGGATTTTCAGCTTTATCTTTTAATATTTCTATTGTTAAAGCAGATTTTTCAGCAGCTGACATATTATCTAATTTACTAACTGAAGCTGCTATATTTGCATTCATTGCTTCTATTCCTGTAGAAACAACTAATTCATTATTAGGTTTTAATGTTTCTCCAGTATTAGATTGTAGTGTAGTGCTACGGTAAGCTGCAGCTTCACTTGCTTCTTGCTCGTTCATGTGCGTGCTTGTAGCAGTTAATCTACCTGCTTTAAGCATAGCTAGTACACCTTTAGAATTGTATACTCGACCATCTAATAAACTTGGTACATTAACCCATTTACCACTATTTGCAGGATATTCTAAAGTTATTGATAACTCAGAATGTTCTTCTCCTGTTAAAGTATTTACATATATAGGTTTACCTTCTGTTGTTACTTTATCAGTTTTTTTAAGCTTATAGTTTTTATCTAAATTTTTTAAATGTAGTTTACTTGCTGCCATGTATGTTCCATTTTGCATTTACTTTGCGATGTTTATTCCAAGCTGCAAATCCACCTAGCTTTAATCCGTAATAAGCTAAATAGTTTATTAACCTGAACCCGTTTTGTACTATGTTTACGTCTCTAAATATAACATCTAACTGACTTTGTG